CTTTTTTTCGTGGCTGTCATCCCCCCTTCAGAGCAACTCTTAATGGATGCTCTCAAAGAAAATGAAGAGCTAGGGAGTATGACCCCCGAAACGAAGGAGAGGATTAGAGAGCACCTCTCTTACACACGAGAAAGATTCAGAATAAAAGACGGGTTGAAATGATCATCACTATCTTGAGAAAGCCTCTTGAGGGCTCTGTGGCTGAGAACACTCTGAAACATGGGTGCGGTGCTCTTAATATAGACGCTACTCGTGTCCCAACGTCTGACCCTAATTATTTCAGTAATTGGGATAGAGTTCAGTCTAAAAACCAAGGGATCGCATCAACGGGCTTAAAAGAAGCGGATCTATCGGATTATGTCTCTGAAAAAGGAAGGTGGCCTGCAAATCTTGTCCTTATTTCTGATACACACACAGACGAAGTTCCAAAAGACATCTTCATGCGTCTAAGTAGAGAGAGTCAGAAATGAAGAAATATGTTCTCGCCGAAGCTGTTAGTGGGCAGTCTCTTAAAAGCACTTATAAAAATGTAGTACAAGCGGAGCATGAGGGTTTTAAGAAGTACTCTAGGTACGTCATGCCTCGTGGGAAGGTTCTTCATACAAAAGAAGAAGCATTTGAGTTCATGCTCTCTGACTCCTATGAGAAAACAAAAAAGCCCCGTTTGGGGACTTGTATTGTGATCATCATAAAGGGGAGTCCAAACAACCAATACTTATTCTACATCAACTCTGATTATTCAGACCCAAAAGGAGAGTAGAATGGAAAACGCAAAGCAAATCGGGGAGCTTTTTGGCAATCTCTTTGAGAAAACCAACGGGGATATTTCTGTCACAAAGACGGAGACAGACTTTTGGATTGTTGCTTATAAGGGAAATCAAGCCAAGGCAGAACAGCTTTTTGATGCTTTGCGAGAGGCGCTCTTTGATCTGACCCCTATTGCCCGCGCCAAAATGAGCGTGAGGGACACAATCGAGAGCAGATTCTTAGATATTAATGAGCAATTTACTAACGGGAGAAGCTTAGCAGATATTTATCGTGCTCTTGTGGTTGAAAGTATCATGCAAGAAGAGGGCTTCTCCACTTTTGTTAAGTTTTTCCACCAAAAGAAAAAAGAGGTCTAAGAGATGGAAAAGTACACGCTCTTTAGCAAAGAGGGGCTCCTTTTAGAAGGGCAGCTCGACCCGTTCGGAAATGAGCGGTATACGCTCACTTTAACAGATGATAGTGGAGTCAAACTAAGTAAAGAAGTGACCGCTAACTTGGCGAGGACTCTCGTTTCGGGGGGTCTGACTTATCGCCACAAGACGACTTGCTCCTCTTGCAAAAGACCCTATCGCCTTGAGGGTTCTCCTCAAGGCGATAACTATTGCCCCACCAAAGTAGGAACCCTGTCGATTTGGTCAAGCATGGATATCGCACCCACAGGTTGGGAAGAAGCGATGGGAAATCAATATAATGTGCTTGATTCTTACATTGTCTTTGAAGAAAAAACCTGTGAGGAAGAGCTAAAATCGGTCGATGACATTTTAGATGATATTTTTTGATCCGCCCTTGCTTCACGATTCTTCAAACAATTTAAGAAGGACAATAACTAATGATAGAAATCAAGATAGGTGACTGCTCTGAAAGACTTAAAGACCTAGAGGATAACTCAGTTGACGCTATCATCTGCGACCCACCTTATGGATTAAAGTTTATGGCTAAAGGTTGGGATGACATAGGAGATGGGTCTCAACAGCGAGAGTGGCATAGAGGCTGGTTAAAAGAAGCTCATAGGGTTTTAAAACCTAATGGGGTGATCAAAGCTTTCTCAGGCACAAGGACTTTTCATCATTTAATAGCGATGATGGTTGAGGTAGGTTTCTCAGAGTTACGAGTAGAGGCTTGGAGTTATGGTAGTGGGTTCCCTAAGTCTCACAACTTAAGTAAAGCACTAGACAAAAAAAATGGAACTCTGAAAATAGTAGGTCAAGGACGAGCAGGGAGAAATGCTCTAGGTCAAGAAAGTGGTTATAATAAAACATATAACCCACATACTTATGACATAGTAGAAGCCTACTCAGACGAAACTAAACAATGGGAGGGTTTCGGTACAGCTCTTAAACCAGCATGGGAACCAGTTTGTATAGGAGTTAAGAAATGATCATCACATTGCTTAGAAAACCCTTAGAGGGGAGTGTAGCAGAAAACACCCTCAAACATGGTTGTGGGGCGATCAATATAAACGCTACAAGAGTAGATGGTAGGTGGCCAGCTAACTTTATCCTTATCCACAAAGAGGATTGTGAACTAAAAGGAACAAAGAAAGTTAAAGGACATAAAGGTTATCCGAATGGGCCAGGTGGTATTTGGTCTAAGAAATACCAAGAAGAACACCAAAAGGATCGTAGCCTTACAGATGTAAAAACGGTCAAAGATAATGAAGCATGGGTAGGACACGCAGATGAAGATGGGAAAGAGACAGTAGCAGATTGGGCTTGTGTAGAGAGTTGTCCTGTCAAAGAGTTACAAGGATATAAAGAGGGGTACAACGATGATGGTGGTGCTTCTAGGTTCTTCAAACAATTTACTGAAGAAGCTAAAACATGGGATGGTTGGGGTACTGCACTTAAACCCGCATGGGAACCAGTTTGTATAGGAGTTAAGAAATGATCATAACGATCTTGAGAAAACCCCTAGAGGGAAGCGTAGCTGAAAACACTCTTAAACATGGGTGTGGAGCTATAAACATAGACGCTTGTCGTATTAGCACCTCAGATAATCTTAATGGTGGAGCTTATGCTGAAAACCCTACCGAGAGACATGATGGGAAAGAAAATTGGCGATTTGAGAGAGGTAGAACAGGAGAATACAAACAGCCTAGTGGCAGGTGGTCTGCTAACTTTATCCTTACTCACCTAGAGGGCTGTGAGTTAAAAGGCACTAAGAAGATTAAAGAGGGGAGAATTAATAAAAATAAGGGTGGGACCTTGAGAGAAGCAGGTCTCTATGAAGATGGGATAAAAAAAAGATCTAAAGACCATCATCAAGGTCAGGAAGTAATACATGATTGGGCTTGTGTTGAGGGTTGCCCAGTTCAAGAGCTAGATCGACAAAGTGGGGTGAGTAAATCTACAGGTGGGAGAATGGGCAACGCTCAAGGAGTTTATTCTAATCAAGGTAGAACAGGGTGGGGTACAGGACATATTAAAGGTGATCCAGGTTTCGGAGATGAGGGTGGTGCTTCTAGGTTCTTCAAACAATTTAAGAAAGGGAATGAGAAATGAACGACATGATTGAATATTTCAAGACGATGATAACCCCCCCTGTTGATGACGCGCTTGTCCTTGTCGCCAAGCCCTCAGAAATAGATTATGAGAGCTACCTCGATGACGGAGAGGGTGTTATCCCTAACCCTACTCCAAAGGTGCATGGTGTGATCTTGCTTGAAGAACCCACCGACCAAGAAGCCCAAAAGCTCTACTCTATCCTCAAGCCTGGCGCTCACATTATTCTTATCCCTCAAGACATTGGCTACAAGGGAGTTATTTCCCTTGAGGACACAGGCTTTGAGGTTCGTGACGCTATCTTTGTTGGCGACGGAAATAACGATTTCCACTACTGCTCTAAGGCTTCTCGTTCAGAAAGAGAAGCAGGTCTTGATGGATTTAATACAAAGGGTAACTCCGAATTGACGGGTAGGAAAGAAGGTTCAGCAGGCTTAGTTAGAATAAAAAACGGAACCAATCCGTATGCAGGCACAAGTGGGCAACAACCAAGAGCGAATATACACCCAACAGTTAAGCCTATTGAGATTATGGAGTGGTGTGCTAGAGACATCGCCCCTAACTCTAAAGTAGTTGACCCGTTCTTAGGGAGTGGGACAACGGGTGTCGCTATGAGCCGTCTAGGACATGACTTTGTAGGTATAGAGCTGAACCCTGAGTACGCTGAGATTTGTGAAGCTCGCATACGACATTGGGCTCCCATAGGTACAGAGGTAGAGTCTGAAGCAGGGGTGGGCGAGGCAGAGGAGAAAGAAGGAGAAATGTACTCCCTATTTTGAGAGGACACGAGATATGACGGAGTATGTTTGTAAAAGATGTGGCAGAAATCTCACTAGAGCTCAAGGGTGGAAGTGTCTTGTGCGACCCGACTTACCTTGCGTGAAATGGGTTTTATTGCCAACACCCTAGAGACCTGTCTTTGTCTTTAAGTCCCAAGGGCCCCAATGAGCAAACTCTGAAATTTTCTCATTGAACTCCATGAGATCGTAAGTGTGAAAGTTGTTGAGGCGATCTATAGAGCCGAGCGCGTAGTACACACGCTTGTCGATTCTTATTTCTCTGCCGTTAGAGAAGTCCAAGACATCGCCATCTATTTCGCACCAACAATGACCATAGGAAATGCCCTGTAAATCTCCCTGCCCCATGACCTCTCCATGTACGAGTCTTAAGTTGGGCTGTTTATAGGCGTTGTCCATGAAATACCTACCATTAGCTAGGTAGCAGTCACCCCCTGTAGATGCGAGCTTGCTTCTCATGTATCTTGGAGAGACTTTGAGCTTCTTTTTAGGGAGAGTGTCGAAGATCGACAGGTTCTGCAAATAGCGATTCGCTAAGGCACTCGCCTGCTTGTCGTAATATTTCATTATGGATGACCCTATATTCCGAGAGTGTTTTCTTATATGCTTGCTATAAATAGACAAATAAGAGAGAGAAGCACATGATTCTTGGACTAGACCCCTCACTTAGGAACTTTGGGTGGGTTCTTATGGGAGACAACGGAGACTACTTAGATAAGGGCATGATGGGGACGACAACTGAAATGATGTTTGTTGACCGCTACATTTATTTAAGAGAGGGCTTACGAGAAATAGTACAGAGAGTTCGGTCGGAGCACCCCGACAAGACTCTTAGAGTAGGGATAGAGTCTCCTATATTTAATGACCTATATTCAGAGGGTATGTATGGGCTATTTCTGTACTCTAATGAAGCTCTCATGCTTGAGCGCGTAGATACTGTGTACTTATCCCCTAATCAAGTGAAGGCTCACGCAGCATTATTTCTCAACAGACCAAAAGGTTGGAAAATGCAAAAGGGAGATATGGTCGAGGCTGTGAAGCAGGCAACTCAAGGGCAGGGGGCTAAGCGGTGGAATCATCACCAAGCAGATGCCTATTGGGTTGGGAGAGCAGCGGGCAGATTTTGGCAACTCATTGAAGGTGAAATAGAGATAGCCGACCTAAACGACTTAGAAATTAAGCATTTCACGTCCCTTGAGAAATACCTCAAGGGAAAGAAGGCAGGGCGTATTAAGCGCATGGGGATTACCCACAAAGAAAATGACCGCTATTTCAAGTGGTCAGATTTGGAATCTTAATGTCTTATCTGCTCTTTGAAATAAGCATGGTCTTGGGAGCTATTTTAGCTCTCGTCTTTTCAGAAGGCAGACCATTCAAACTCGACTATTTCATAGTCTTTACTCTGATCATTTATGCGGTCATCAGCGTCTTAAGCTCGTTCGCGTGGTGAATGTAGTTCTTGATTGAACGAGCCGTGTCTACGTCAAAACCACAGTCTTGGCTGTAGTAATACTGATCATTCACATAAGCAAAAGCTTGGTCAAGGAGCCAATACGCCTCATCCAAATCCTCGTGTTGGCTGAAGAAGGAAGTCAGCTCCTTAGCCCCCTCAGTAATGTCCGAAAGGGGGGGGAACTCGCGCTCGCTCTCTCTCGCGTTTTCAATGAGGATGTTGAAGGCGTATTGGTACGCCGCTTTTTTAATTTCCGTGATTTTTGACATATTATGTCTCCTTAGAAAGAGTGCTGCTCTTACTGCACCGAGAGGGTAAGAATATTAATACCACGCAAAGAAAAAAAACGCTCACTCTAATATGATTAGAGCGACCTTGGGGATGAGCCTCAAGATAAAAAGAACGAGGACAGGATGCCGAAAGAAAAGAAACCGAAAACAGATTTGCTCAAAGCGGCTAAAGCCGTAGCTCTCGCTCTGAAGGAAGATCATGTTGTCACTCTTGATCCAGATACTCTGACAAAATCACGCCCTCACATTTCAACAGGCTCTGTTGCCATGGACTATTTGATCGGAGGCAAGGAAAACGCACAAGGTGTCAGACCCTGCCCCGGCATCCCCAAGGGAAATATCACGAATCTTTATGGGCTCGCAGGTGCAGGGAAAACCACGATTGCCCTTCAAACCGCAGCTCAGATTTGTGCAGATGGGGGGACGTGTGTCTATATAGATTGGGAGCATGAGGTAGATCACCGCTATGCTTCAGTCTTAGGTGTCCCCGTGACCGATCCTAGCCGATTCATGCTTATTCAGCCCGATACTCTTGAGGCAGGTCTGCGGTATATCTTTACAATGGCAGATGCGGGGGTTGACCTTATTGTCATTGACTCTGTGGGCGCTGCTGTCCCCAAAGCATTTTTTGAGAATAATGACGGGGGTGGCATGGCGGTGGGCTTGACTGCGCGTATGTGGAGTCAGTATCTCCCTAAGATCAAGAGCAAGATCTCAGATACAGAAACAGCTATTATTGGCATTTCACAGCTTCGTGAAACAATCGGGGGCGGTCCAGGATTTGGGGGTCCGAGGCGTATCCCTCAAGGTGGTAAGGCTTGGTCTTTTTACTCGACTCTTCAGATCATGCTTCGCGTTGTCGGCAAGGAGAAGGGCAAGGAATGGGACGGGATGCAGGGGAAGGCTGTAGATACAGTCTTAGGGACTCAAGTCCGAGCCAAGCTTGATAAGTGTAAGGTGTCTGACTCAGCCCATAAAGAGGTGGATTTCTACCTCATGTCGGGAGAGGGTGTAGATAATGTCCGTACCGTCCTTGAGCTTGGAATTAAGACAGGCGTGGTGTCGAAGAAGGGTGCTTGGTTCTCTTGGAACGGAAATGGGGGTGAAGTGCGAGGGCAGGGCTTACAGAATTTCAAAGAGCAACTCAAAGACGAGCAGGTAAATGAGATTTTCGCTCAAGTTAAGCCCTATTTGTCTGACCCCTCAAGTAGCGCGAACTCAAGCTCCGCCCTTGACGAGCTTGAGGAAGATACAGAGTCCGATTTAGAGGACTTGCTCAAAGACCTCTAAACTCCCTAGTGTGTCCTTGTCCTTACCCGATGCAGAGTATATTAAATGTATTCTGCATCGGGTTTTTTTTAAGAGACGGAAATTTATGAAGATTAAAGTAAATAACTTCCAATCCATCAAGGAAGCAGAACTTGAAATAAAGGGTCTTACTGTTATTGTCGGTGAGAATAGTATCGGTAAGTCTGCTTTAGCTCGCGCTCTTGGGGGCGTGTTTACCAATACAAGAGGAGACTCCCATGTAAGAAATGGAGAGAAAACGTCTTCAGTCCTTGTCTCATTTGACGATGGGAACGAGGTTCTATGGGAAAAAGGGGGTGGCGTAAATCAGTACACCGTCAATAACGAGCTAATTTCTAAAGTTGGGTCATCTGTTCCTGATGAGGTGAAAGCTCTAGGCGTTAAGTCCGTCATGGTAGATGGTCGCGAACTACACCCTCAAATCGCCAAGCAATTTCAGACGATTTTCCTTTTAGATTTACCTGCGAGCGCGTTGTCCTCTGCTTTATCTGATGTTGACGCAATTCAAAAGCTAGAAAAAGCTTCCTCAAAAGCCCGCTCTGAAATGAGAGACATCAAGTCTAGACTCAAAGTAAAGCGTGAAGACTTAGAACAAGCTAGAAATGCAAGCACCTACTTTGAGGGATTTGATTATGCACAGGTCTTAAAAGTAGAGAGGTGCGAGCAACAAAAAGATGAAATAGAAAACCTGCTCAATCAAGTAGAGAAGCTCTCTCTCAAGAGAGACAAGATTAAAAGACTAATCTTATCTCTAGAAGGGGTTGAAATAGCTTCTTTACCCTCAACTATTTCAGATGTCCCCGATGTAGAGAGGGTCGCTCGTCTAAAAAAGATTAGAACCAAAAGCTTCATAACTGAAATGATGGTGTCTGTCGGACTTTCTGATTTTAGTAGTCCTACGATAGACCCTCTGCCCCCTACAGAAAAAGTAGAGAAGCTCTCTCATGCGCGTTCTCGTCTGTCCTCTGCTCTTGATCTCTTAGAGGGGGTTGCAGAGGCGAACCTGCCTTCAGACCTACCTGTTAATGATGCTGTTCCTCTCTTAGAAAAG